TTAACGCGAGGATCGCTGCGTACAGCCACGATGCGCTCAGCGAAATCGCGAAGATTGCACTGAACGGAAAGGAGGAACGCAACAGGCTGCGTGGCAGCACCTATTTGATGAACGCTGGTGGCTATGGCGATAAGACGAACCTTGGAAACGCTGCCAAGAACGACTTGCGCATCATCGTCATCGGCAAGAATCAGGACGTGAAGATTGAAGGATTGGTGTGATGCCAGGACTTATCAGTGACCCAGATGATCCTGACCTGGACGAGCCGGGTCCGGTTTATCGTCAACCGAAGGAGCAGCCTATGACGGAGCAACCAACGCCTCATCCAGCAGAGGCGGAACGGAAGCCATTCGTTCTCAACCGTGACATTCAGGTAGCAGGAGTAGCCCATACGGCGGGCGAGACTGTTATGCTCACGGAAGAGGAGCACGGCGTTCTCGAGCCGATGGGTGTGTTCGAGGGCACCGAGCCAAAGTCCCGTGAGGACTTACAGAAGGATCACGAGGCCCTAGTCGAAGCGCAGAAGGCGCGCATCGAGGAAGGCCCTGGAGTTCCCGAAGGAGAGGACGAGCCAAAGGAGGAAACGGAGGACGAGAAAGCGGAGCGGGAAGCAAAGGAGCAGACCGATCCGAACGTTGGACTCCGGCCCCCTGTACCCATCCCCCCCAGGTCGGCTTAACTCACTTCGGGCCGTGCAGGGGGGTATCCACCAACCCGCCCCCCGGCTAATGGACCTCCCTGCACACTTGTGTGAGTCACACAAATGCCGACACCGATCTATGATCTGACCGATATATGGGCCAATCCGGCTACCGTATTCAACGGTATCAAGATCAATGTGAATAACGCTGGCAGTGCTGTCGGCTCGAGGCTTATGCGTCTCGAGGCGAATGGCGTGCCGCAATTTCAGGTCGATCCTGTGCAAGGGGTCGTTGTTGGTGGTCCTATTGGTGGTAGTCTAGGGCCTGGATTTGTCAATGCGCTTGGCTATTTTATCGATGGCGTTCCGGTTGTATCGAAGTCTTATGTCGATACTGGCCTTGCTGGGAAGCAGCCGGCTGATCCCGATCTGACAGCACTTGCTGCGCTCACCGGCGTCAATGTTTTATACTATCGATCCGCGCCCGACACTTGGTCGCCTGTGTCTATTGGTGCAGGAATAAGCTTTGCCGGTGGCATATTAAAGACGACAGGAGGTGTCACAGGCACGCTGGCTCCGTTGGGCATTCAGCCTAATGGTGATCTTGTTCTTCAATACAATCCGGCGCAGTTTGGCCTCAAGAACATTGTCGAATTTAATCTTCAGGACAATATAACGTTGCCGGGTGTTTGTTCGGTTAGCGTTGGGCCTGCTGCGAATGACAATTCGCTTCACATTGCTACGACAGGGTTCGTAAAGACGGTTGCGCAGCCGCTCGATGGCGATTTGACTTCGCTGTCTGCTGCTGCGGGAACGAACACTATTTATTATCGTAGCGGTACGGATACTTGGACGCCTGTTGTGATTGGCGGAGGGTTGAGTTTCGCTGGAGGGACGCTTGCAGCTACCGCTGGCGGTGGCAATGTGTCTTCTGCGGGCACTCCAGCAGCCGGACAGGTTGCTGTGTGGACTGATTCGAGCCACATTCAGGGACTTCCTGCGAGTGGGCTTGGCCTTCAACCTCAAGATGGCGACCTGACTGCGATTTCGGCGCTGACTGGAACGAATGTAATCTACTATCGCGCCGCGCCTGATGTTTGGTCGCCGGTAATCATAGGGACAGGTTTAGCGTTCGGTGGTGGCACGCTCGGGGTGGTGGGTGGGCCGTTCCAGCCGCTCGATGCGGACTTAACGGCGATTGCTGCGCGCGCTGAAACGAATGCTTGGTTCTATCGCTCCGGCGTAGACACTTGGGCGCCTGTTACGATTGGAGCTAATCTGACGTTTTCGGGAGGTGTACTCGCTGCGACTGGTGGTGGAGGTGGTGGAGGCATTCCAGAAGCGCCAGCAGACAATGCGTTCTATGCTCGACGCAATACGGCATGGTCTGATATTGCGGCTGCGTTTGCGACGCTAGCCTCGCCAACGTTTTCGGGTGATCCGAAAGCACCAACGCCTCCTATAACGGATAACGATACATCGATTGCAACAACGGCGTTTGTCAAATCGCTGCTTACTCAGATCACAGACTCGCCGCCGAGTTCTCCGGTGCCCGGTCAACTGTGGTGGGAGAGCGACACAGGTGTATTGTGGATTTATTTTCAGGACGTTGATTCGTCACAGTGGGTAGCTATCGGTGGAGCTAATAGTTCCGTTGGTCTGGACACCAGTAGCTTCATTCAGAAGAACGCCACCACGACCGTATCAACAGGATACTCCGTAGCGCCCGGAAATCTTGGTACTCTTGCTTCCTTCGCACCGAATGCTGCGCTGGGAAATTACCAGTATGGAACGAACAATGGGGCGTTTACGATATCTCCTCCGGCCACTGACTGCGCAATTGATATTCTTATCACCAACGGCGCGACTGCCGGAACTGTTTCGTTCTCTGGGTATACCGTGGGGCCAAATGTCGGGGATGCGTTTACGTTTGCTAGTAGCCAAAAGTTCATAGTGTCCATCCGCCGAATTAACGCTGTCTCTACTTACACGATACGGGCTCTCCAATGAGCGCTTTACTGATACCAAATGAGGAAGAGAGCATCCTGAGCCGGTTGCCTTGGGATGAGCCCTGGGCACCGTGGAGCCTTCACTACAAGGTGGAGATCGCGGCTCGAGAGGGAGGAGAGCTTCTTTGGGTTCGGCCTTACAAGACTAGGCAGGAGGCTATCAGGGCTTACTACAAGTTGGTACGCTTGAGTTGTGTGACTCACACAAAAGAGTTCGTCGTTACGATGAGGGTCATCGTTACTTTCAGGGCCTCGACCGCTGATACGGGGAAGACTTGGAACAGTGGAGGGTGTCAGGTTCCTGGTGGCGTCACTTCAGTTGATTGGCTTATGGCTGCTGGTGGTGGTGCAGGTGGTATAAACGTCAGTGGGTGTATAAGGGGCGGTGGTGGTGGTGGTGGCGGCTATGGGGCGGCAGGTGGTCGGGCCGTAACACCTGGCACTTCTCAGGCTATTACTATAGGCGCCGGTGGAGTGGGTGGTAACGGTGGCGACTCTTCATGGGCTACGATCTTCACCTGCACGGGTGGTGGAGGAGGAGCTAATACTGGCCTTGGCGTCAACGGTAGGGCTGGAGGCTGCGGTGGTGGCGGAGGGGCTTTGCTTTGGACTAATGGCGATACTCAATCGACAGGTGGGGTTGGTAGTCAGGGTGGTATGGGCTTCGCTGGCAGGTGGGGGAACGGCGTAGCTGGTGCTGGTGGGGGAGGGGGGCAAGCAGAGAACGGGCATGATACGCCTGGTGCTAACTTTGGTGGTGCTGGTGGCAACGGAGCGAACTCCTCGCTCGTGGGTGTTGCTGCTGGCTACTGCAATGGTGGTGGTGGCGCCTTTAATGCTCTAGGTGGTCACGCTGCTGGTGTATCGGCGAATCAAGGCGACGGTGGAAGAGGAGGGGATAATTTCGGTGCTTCCGGTGGCACTCCCAACGACCCTAATTGTGGGAGTGGAGGAGGCGGGGCTGGAATAAATAACATAGCTGGTAATGGTTCCGGCGGAGTTCTCATTCTTGCTTACGTTGAAGGTGCTGTTACCCGCACCATGCCGATGATGGGACTGTAAGCAATGGCTTTCAACTTCCCAACTTCCCCGACAGTCGGCCAGCAGTATGTGCCGGTTCCCGGCTTGACGTTCACATGGAATGGCTACGGATGGGATATGTCCAGCGTTCCATCTGCGGTCGCATTGGGCTCGGGGCGTTTGCTGTACACGAGTCCAACGTCCCTAACGTTTGTTCCGCACAAAGGCGATCGAGTTAAGGTCAACGGACTCATTCTGCCTATACCTCCGGCAGGGATCACGATTCCAAACACTGGGGTCAACGTTAACGGTACTGTGGGGCAAAGCCTTGCTGCTAATACGCAGTACCTCCTGGCGCTGTATCTGGTGGGGTCAACGCTCACGCCCATTTTCTATTCATCGGCTACTCACATCACGGATACAGGAGGGTTGAACGTAGGCACTGAAGTAATCAATGGTAATCCTGCTGCTTCGCTGATTGGTAATGCTAGAACTAATGCGTCAGGTCAATTCACTGCTGCGGGCATTGCATCGTGGTTCAATAGGCGACTTCGTGCTTCGTCATTCACTATTACTAACAACAACACTGCTGCAACGGTGGAAACTTTCATGGGCACTGGGTTCAGCGTGGCGAGTTGGCAAGAAGAAGTGATGATAGTAGCACTGGTAGGACTTTTCTATAACAGTGTAAGTGGACAGTATGGAATTGCTACCATCAGGGATCAATCTGGCGCTCAGGTGTTGAACAGTACCTGTTTCGGTGCTAGCCTAACTGCCTTGAATGCATCGCACTTCCAGAATCCCTTGACGCCGCCGGGGGAAGGTCAGATACAGCTTAATATGTATGCCCAATCGCAGTCTGGAAGCAACTCATTCGCGTTCGCTAACGCTGGTGTACAGACATTCGCAATGGGCTAGGTAGGAGAAACAAATGGCAATCGTAGCGAACTTAGGCAATCCATCTACGCCGATCGATCAGAAGTTCTGCTCGAACAATCGAACAGCGGCGAATGCGGCAGGAGTGTTTGCGTTAACGCCGCTATATCCTGGCGAAATCGTGATGGCGCTCGATACAGGGCAGCGGTACATGGGCCTCGCGCTGGTCGTTGGCCAATGGGGCCAGGTACACGGAAGCATTCCGCACAGCGGATCAGATTCTTCCGTCTGTTCTGTGTGAGTCACACAACCATGAACTACCTCGGTCGCATACAAGACCTGAGTTGGGCGTCGCCGAGCAGAGTCTTTGCGACCGAGGTCGAGCTATTGGACTCGCAGCCGAACTATGAGCATGAAGTGGCAATCGCCCTGGACACAGGAGTCAAATATCAGGGAATTGAGAACCGCGTCGGTGGCTGGGGCCTTGCAAATGGCGATCCGGCACCGCTTGTGCCATTTCCAGTGGCTCCAACTAACGATCAATTCACTCAAGTGCTGCTGGAGTTCGATGGAATTGAAGGATCGACGACTTATTACGACACAAATGCGTCTGGAAAGCCAAGAACGTGGACGCAGCGCACAGGAATGGGTCATATCACGAACGTAGGAGAGAAATTTTACTCCGGCGCGCTAAAATTGGACGGTCAAACGGTGATTACTGCGCCAGATAGCGTCGCGTTCAACTTGGGATCGCAAGATTTCACTTTTCGAGGCTATTTCCTCTGTGATTTTCCGCTTGGGAAGGAGAGAGTGCTTGCTGCGAAGTCAAATCGGATGGGAACCTTCGTATTTTGGCTAAAAAGGACGTGGGATGGCTTTTTCAGTGCTGGCGTTGACGCTGGTTCAATGTTTGACGTTGTTGTGGACCGTACTGGCACGAATGTTGTGGATCGGAGTGGCACAAACGTCCTCACTCGAATGCCGATGACGATAATTAGGTATGGACTGCTGAGTAAAACGGTTTACAGTGACACAATTAACCCTGGATGGCACCGATTTAGGTTCAATCGCAGTGCTGGAACTATGCGGCTGATTATGGACAACGTTACCGAGAACACCGTCGATGTTGGGAATGCGATAGTTGCGCCTCAAGTTGGGCCATTGACTATTGGAGGCAATGGACCGCCGTATCGTACCATGCTCGACGGTATGCCATGGATTGGTGGCTTGGATCGGTTTGGGATCGACTTTGGGATAGCAAGATGATCGACACGATTAGCAACGCCATGGGGAAGAGGAGCCGTATGATGGACCCGCGTCAGCAAGCTGTGAGCAAAGCCATGACGAACTACTCTGCGAAGAGGGCCGCTCATGGCGAGGACATCGGTCAGCCTGGGAAGAATTTCCAGAAGATCGCGGACAAGTCCGGTGGGGGTGAGAAAGGGAAGCGTATCGCGGGTGCGATTCTAGCGCATCTGCGGGCCAAACACGGAGGATAGTATGCCGACAGCAGGTTTGTCTCCGAAGGAAACTGTGCATCAGGAAATGCACAAGTTCAAGCATGGGCAGTTGCACAGTGGCAGCAAGACTGGCCCGCTTGTGAAGGATCGGCAGCAGGCGATTGCGATTGCGTTGTCTGAGGCTGGTCTGAGCAACAAGCCACCGAAAGGAAGCAAACGTGGAGGATAGCATGAGCTTCGCCCTGATTTTTTGGGTCCTGATGTTCCTGTGGCTGGTCTTTGGTGTATTTGGGTGGTACACACCAGCTTGGGGCACTCGAGTTTGGTACGGGCATGGGCTGTTCTTATTCGTCCTGTTCCTGTTACTCGGCTGGCGTGTATTCGGGGCTCCCGTTCACCCTTAATGTGTGAGTCACACAAGTGCCGAACTATCGCCTCGAGGAAGGTTCTGCGCAGCACGGCTTCCAGTTGAGCCGGGCTAAGGTGCAGGTATTTGGTGGGGGCTTTGCCAATGGCAAGACGACAGGTCTTGTCATCAAGGCCCTCCACTTGGCTAAATTCTTCCCAGGCGGACTCGGCTTGCTCGGTCGTGAGACGTATCCAAAGCTGAACGACACGCTTAGAAAAGAGTTCTTCAAGTGGTGTCCTGGGCATTGGATCAGAAAGATGCCAACGCAAGATGACAACTCCTGCTATCTTGTCAACGGTAGTACGGTTCACTTCCGCTACATTGCGCAGCGAGGCAAAAGTACTAACGAGGATGGTACGACTACGAGCAATTTGCTATCGGCGACCTACGACTGGATTGGCTTGGATCAAGTGGATGACCCTGGGATTACTCATAAGGATTTTCTTGATCTTCTTGGTCGTCTGCGCGGTGATACTCCTTACCGGGTAGAGGAGGGCGAAGAAGACCCAACGATGCCAAGCGATGGCCCGCGTTGGCTTATGATGACGCTGAACCCGTCGCAGAATTGGGCATATCACGAACTCATTAAGCCATTCTTGGATTGGAAGAACAGGAAGATTTTCTCTGAGAAGCTACTGGTGGACGAGGAGACTGGCGTACCTATCATCGATCTGCTCGAGAGTGACACTTACGCGAACAAGGCCAATCTCAAGCCGGACTTCATTCGCACACTGGAGACGACGTACAAGGGCCAGATGAAGGAGCGGTATCTGCTCGGTAAGTGGGCAGCGTTCGAGGGCCTCGTGCATCCCGATTTCGATACGGCCAAGCATCTGATTAAGCGGGAGAGGCTCCTTGACCACCTTTACGTCCTTC